TTCCGCCCTCCGATTGCCTCGGTGGGGTTCCGCCCTCCGATTGCCTCGGTGGGGTTCCGCCCTCCGATTAAACGATATCTATTTTTCGATTCAAGGCTTTAGCTACTCTGTCGAGGACATTTATTCCAACTGAAAATTTGCCATTTTCGATTTTGTAGATGGTGTTTTGCGTCAAACCGGCTTTATCGGCCAGATCGCGCTGTGACAGCCCGGCTTCCTTTCGCAGCTGGACTATTTTTGAGCCTATTTCTTTTCTTATCATGATTAAAAAGTTACAATTTGTATTGAGTATCTATTGTTGTCGCTAAATTGATATACCTCGCAATTCTCATTGTAATATTCAGAATTTCTAATATCATCACAGGCATCCACGAGTCCATCAAATGAATATTCTTCTAATTCAGAGGTGAAGTTATTGATGATGTCGTCATCTTGATTCTGAATAAGATTAAGCCCGGAGCCACCGCTGCCTAATGTTGCTAATATTAAGGAGTTATTGCTTGACAATTCACTCTTTACAAATTCTATAACTTCCTTTTTTGTTTTCATGATCTTTATGTTTTAAAATACTTCTTTTTCAATAACCAATTTGTCAGGAGCAATGTCATAATCTACGGCAAATGCGCATCCATCTTCATATTCTGTATCCTGGATAACATCGTAATCTGGCACTTCGAATGAAAATATAACATAATCAGAGGTGTTGTCGGTGATAAAATTAATGGCATCAGCTATGTTGTTGAACCCGAAAACATAAGATCCAGATAATCTTTCGTCATTCGATATCTTGTCACTTTCATTTGAATAAATGCCATATTCTAATATATTTTCTTTATTCTCTATAGGTGATGCGTGATACAGTTTCATGATCTTTATGTTTTAATTGTTATTACTTGTTTTTGATTACACTACAAAGATACGAATAATTTTTTTTGACACCAAATAGAATATCGATAAAAATAAGGTGAAATGTGATATTTAACATTGTTTATCACTTTATCCTCTTCCCTCCAACACCTTCTTAAGCCTTTGCAACCTCAGTATATCACTTGCAAAGGTCGGATTATCCCAATTCCTCTTAACCGATCTGACATGCACATCAATGTACTTGCTCAAATCGAATATATTCTCACACTCGCTTAACCGGATCTCGTTAAACGTCACTTGGTAGTTCTCAAACCAGGCTATTAGTTGTTTTAATTCTTCGCTCATGTTTTTTTTCGGGCAAAGATAACTACGAAAAGATATTTTATCAACAATGTATTGTTGATATGAGGATTAATTTGTAATTTTGTGCAAACGGCTTAATTTAAAATGGATTATTATGTCTTTACAACAGAAGCCGTGCGTGTTTAGTAAAATCGTTGAAATACGATCTATCAGGGATCAAAAAGCAAGATTATCAGAAAGAGAAAGAGAATTAACCAAGCCTATCTTGACAGACTTAGATATGATCCCGACATTGTATGAATGGTTTAAGGAGATTGTTTCTCAGCAGGAAGTTTTTCGAGCTAATGTCCCCCAAAGAAAGAAATTCATTTTCATAATTTTAATTTTGTATTCTCCCGGTGCTCTTGCCGATGGAAAAATGAAAAGGGGATTAAGGGATAAACTTGCTGAAGTATTTGGTCTCAATGGGAAATCCACTATTTCCGATAATTTAAACGGGTTGTATCTATCTTATCAGCTGTATAAATACTTTAGACAAGATATCCATCGTATATATAACGAAATAATGGATAGGATTGGATAATATTCACTCAATTAACAATATTCACGACAATGGTTCTGTTGTCGTGAATAATTGTAATGATCCTTCCTATAGCTGGCCTATGCTATTTAAATTTGACTCAATTAATTATAAAAAGCATGGCGTTGACACAAAAACAAGAAATGTTCTGCAACTACTACCTCGAATGCGGAAACGCTTCTGAGGCTTATCGACGGGCATATAGATGTAATGGTAAGTCGGACAATGCAATTTGGGTAGAGTCTTCGAAGCTCTTGAACAGCCCTAAGGTTGCCCTAAGGATAAGAGAGCTCCAGTCTCAAATGAGGAACCGGTCTGATATAACCAAAGACGAAGCGGTAGGGATTCTTGCCGATATTGCTCGTGCCAATATTGTCGACGCGTTGGAGGTAAAGTCTAATGAGATGTTTACAACAATCCTGATCAAAGATATCTCTAAATTACCGTCAAGCATACAACGTTCCATTCTTTCGATTAAATCAACAGATAAAGGATATGAGTTAAAGCTCTATAATAAGATTGATGCAATAGATAAGCTATCTAAGCTGTTGGGTTGGGATGCTCCTATAAAGCAAGAGGTAAAACAAGAAGAAGGAAGTGGTTTTGTAATACAGGTCATTGATAAGAGGGAGGACGCGGATCATGGCGATAATTAAAACGACTAAAATATTTACAGAAGTTGATAATGCCATCCACTCCGGCTATAAGGTTGTCTCTGCTCAGGGTAGTTCGCGTAGTAGCAAGACGTACAACATCCTTATCTATCTATTATCTCATATCCTCACAAACAAAAAGTCTCTATCCATTGTCCGAAAGACATTGCCTGCGTTAAAAGGTTCTGTGTTTCGCGATTTTAAAGAGATTATGCAGGATAAGTATAAGATATGGGATAATAGATGTATGAATAAGTCTGAAATGATTTATACACTTCCGAACGGTTCATTTGTTGAGTTTTTCTCGACAGATGATGAGCAGAAGATCAGAGGTCGTAAACGAAATATCTTATACTGCAATGAGGCAAACGAAATTTCATTTCTGGAATGGCAACAGCTCGTTATGCGTACTACCGATTTTTCCATAGTAGACTATAATCCTTCTTTTTCTGACGAACATTGGTTGTGCGAATTGAACAAGGACCCACGTACATATCACTTTATTTCGACCTACAAGGATAATCCATTTCTCGAACAAACTATTATTGACGAGATAGAGTCGCTTCAATATAAGAACAAAGTGTTGTGGACTGTATATGGATTAGGATTGCAGGCAATGGCAGAAGGTCTTGTCTTCCCCGAATATGAAATTGTAGATGAATTTCCGGCATACGCAAAGCATGTTGCCGCTGGTCTTGATTTTGGATACAGTTCGGACCCTACCGCTATAGTGAAATGTGGGGTACTTGATAATAGGCTGTATTTGGATGAGCAGTGTTACCGGACGCACATGCTCACAAGCGAAATCATCAAGGAATTGAAGAAGCTGGGATTGTTTGTTTACGCAGATAGTGCCGACCCTAGGTTAATACAGGAGATTGCTAATGCGGGGATTATTATCTTTCCCGCCGATAAATATAAAGGTTCCGTCATGGGAGGCTTGTTTAAAATGATGGAGTATAAAATATGCGTTACTCGTAGGTCTGTCAATTTGATCCGAGAGCTTAAAAATTACGTTTATGAACAAAATAAAGATGGTAAATTTATAAACGAGCCTATTGATGCTTACAACCATCTTATAGACGCCTCCAGGTATTATACTATAGGTAAACTTCTTGGCAAAGTATTAATTACCAAGCAGTATTCAAAAGAGGATTTAGGGATATATTAAAACTTAAGATATGGCATCGATATTGAATTACATAATAGACTTATTTAGGGGTGGATCTTTAAATGGGTCAAGCACCAACAAAGACTTAATGACTTTGATCGCAGAAAAAGATATAAGTCAGGCGATGGAGTTGTTTCAAAATCGAGATTTGGAAGTTATGGAGGCAATAAAAGAATACGATCCTGCTCTCCATGATGTAATGAATCGCAAAAATAAACTCAGAAAGAACAAACAGCCATATATTACAGAGAAACTGCCTCGTAGATGGCAGGCTTACATAAATGAGGTTGCATTGTTTTATCTGTTGGGGCAACCGATAAAATGGAGCAAAAATGATCCCGACGTGCAAGATGTTGCTTTTGACGCATATACTCAGTTTTTGAAGGATACCCGTTTCAACACAACCATGCGTCAAGCTAAACGTTTAGCAGGCTCCGAGACGGAATGTGCTAAATTGTACCATATTTATCGCAATGAGGAAACCGGAAAAGCGGAGGTGAAAGTTGTTTTGTTGGCAAAATCTTTAGGCTATACCCTGCGTCCTCTTTTCGACCAATATGGGACTATGCTAGCTTTCGGTTATGGATATTATCTAAAAGAAGGAGTAAACACGGTAGAACATTTCGATATTCAGACTCCAAAGGTTATTTATAGATGCAAGAAAAATGATCGCGGATGGGAAGTTTTGCCTATAATTAATCCTACTGGAAAAATAAATATCATCTATTATCAACAGGAAAAAGAATGGGAGGGCGCACAGTCTCGTATAAATAGGGACGAGTATGTCGATTCAAAATCTGCCGATACTGTCAACTATTTTGCAGATCCAAAAGCTAAAGTTTCGGCAGATGTGTTGGCTTCTCTGAGTGATCCAGATAATGTGGGGGAAGTTATTAGGATGCACGGACCAGATAGTATGTTCGATTATGTAGCACCACCGGATTCCGTTGAACTCAAGAAATTTGAAAAAGACATACTGAAAGAATCTATCCTTAATGACACCTTTACTTTTAACTTTTCACCGGAAAACACGAAAGGCTTGGGCACGTTAACGGGAGAGGCTTTAAAGCGTGCAATGGCTCCATCTTATATGAAAAGGGACAATCGCAAGGAAATATATGAGATTGCGGTAGACCGCGAAAAGAATCTGATATTGGCCATCATGAAGAATGTAACTCATATAGAATTACGCTCTAAACTGGAGGTTTTAGATATTGATTTTGAGTTTTCCGAACCATTTCAAGAAGATATAGATAAGAAGTGGACAGCGATAGGCAAATTGTATAACGACGGTATTATATCCCTTGAAACAGCCGTGAAAATGCTTAGTATAACGGATAAACCAGAGGATGAGATACGAAAGATATTGGAGGAAAAACGACAAAGAACTATTAATAATGAAGGTGATAAAGAAAATAGTGATGCCGGTTTGTCTGACTCCAATAAAAAGTAAGGACTTCTTTGGCACTATAGAAGTCAAAATCTCGCTTAAATGGTGGTACAAGATATATTTATTCACAAAATTGATAATTAAAATATTATGGCAACGGAAGTAACATTTAGCAAGCAGGGAGATAAGTATATATCGGATTCCATATCGCTTGATTCAAGCGATATCGTTCTACATGTAGAACTGAAAGATAAGGGCGATATTGTTTTGGAAAGAAGCATTACTGGTGATAATTGGGTGGTCGCGGCTTATCCCGCCCGAAACGTCATGCTTTGGGAGAATGGTGTAATAGGCAAAGCTGGACAGACGGTAAGACTCGTGACAACAACGGAACCATCTAAAATCTATGTACTGCAATGATAACTCTCAACAACATCAATTTATCCAGCATTGATCTTTTGGGCATAGACTTGAGAGGGATAAAGCTGGGACTTGGAGGACGTGGTGGCGGTTCCAGCGACGGCTTCCCGCAACTTCCGGGCGATGTCACTCGTTGGCATTTCGGCGGCCTGACGAACGAGATGATGGCGGCTATGGACGATCCGAGGATCGAGGATGCGGACCATAAAGGTCGGTTCTTATCCTTCAAGAATTTCGCTTGGAAGGAGGGTTCGGGTATTAGTGATATTTACCCCGGTGCACTCGTCTTTGACGGAGTAGACGATTGGGCGGGATGTGACAACTTGCCATTATTGCCTAAAGAAAAAGGATATAGTATTATTGCATTGAGGAATTGGATAACACGATATGATGCAACTCAATATAAAAGACCTTTAATATCAAATCTTGACACAAATGATGAAGGCGCTTTTTTAATTGAATATAGAAAGGATGAAAATGTAAATGACGTTACGGGATCTTATAATAGTTTTACAGATGTATATATTGATGATAATAACCCTATTACATGGCAAACATCAAGTAGTTACAATGGTCAAATAATAAAAAAAGGAACATCTAAATCTACTAATAAGCTGTGTATTTGTAAAACTTATTTTGGCCAATTAAGTAATTATGCCAATGCTACCATTTGGGAAATAGTCATTCTCGATCACGATGCCACCGAAGAAGAACTGACCAAGATCAAAGACTACTTCGTTAAAACCTATCCCTGGCTCTTCCCCGACCAGGCATGGACTGTCACCGGCAAAACCAACGAGGACGAAGATCGTGCTACTATTGCCAACATTACGGGCAATGGTAATGATCTTGTACTGTCGAATTTTGGGTTTGCAGAAGGGAGTGGGTATGGGTTGTATGCTGAGAATTATGCTGGTGGTAGATGGGTTCAATCTACTGATAGAGCGGATTTAACTTGGACGAGTTATTCTGTAAATATAACTTCAGTTAAAGTTGCGTCTACACAGTTATATTATCAATCCTATCCTGAACAACCTTCTTTTATAGTTCCTTCTTATAAGATAAAAGTTTATGGACTGAAAGATGGTCAAACCCTATCTTATAGACAAGCAACTTCTGAAGGGCAACAATTATATAAAATATCAGAAGATGGAACTTATACATTACCGTCTTTTCCATTTAAAGCAAATGGAGATTGGTATGGATTTACCTTAAATAAGGTACAAGAATCCTGTGACATTACTATAGAGCAAATCCCCGAATACGAAGGATACCTCATTACTGATGGGGTGGATGATGAAATAATCAGTGCTAAACTAATTCAATTCGCAGATAAATTTACCATTGTTGGTGATTGGAAGTTTATGGAAGATAGAAATGATAAAGCAGGATTATTGAAAGCAAATCAAATTTACATCTATAATGCTACAACAGGAATGAGGATTTATTTAAAACAGGGTTCAAGACACTATTCTTTTTCTTGTAAAAAGATTAACGCTTTGACTTCTGATGGATGGGTGTATGATGAAAAATGGGATAAATACAAAGTTTATCCTATTGGAAGTGATATTGATATTTCAAGCCGTTTATTTTTAGGTTTTTATAGCTCAAATTTTACCAAAATAGCCCTAAAAAACTTAGGCATCTACAACGATCAACTCCTCTCCAAAGACGACTGTATCAAAGCCTATAACTACCTCCAAACCCTAAAAGCAAAGTAACATTAAAAATTTAATAATAATCGAATTATGACAGCCGAGAAGTTTAAATCTATTTGTGAAGAGAAAGGAATAATTTGGAATGATCTTGTCCGTATTAGGGTTATCAGACCAAAGAAATTTTTCGGATTCTTTAGGCAATTAACAGGTGTAACAATCGAAGGTGCGTTCAATGGCTGTTCTGCTTGTGTTGAAATAATGGCTGATGATGAGAATGGTGTTCCAATAATGCACTATATTGATTACGAAGATATTATAGGAGTTGAATTAATTAAAAATTAATTGGGATAGATGATACAGAATATAATTAGCAAAATCGGAGCAGACAAGCTGCTGCACATCTCAGTGAGCATGATTCTTACGCTTGAACTTAGCCGCTTTCTCCCATGTTGGCAAGCTGCATTGATAGTGCTGTCAATCGGGGTTGCCAAAGAAGTTTATGACAAGGTGAGCGGTAAAGGAACGGCTGAATGGAAGGATATCATTGCTGATTGTATTGGAATAGGATTAGGAAGTATATAATCAAAATAAAATAATTAATTGAATATGAAATACGCAATTGTAGACATCGTGTGGTGCAAGTCCCACGGAATAGAAGTCCTGCCGGAAATGAGGATAAGTACGGATCAAAGCAAGGTAATCTTGCATGAGGAATACCTTGCACCCTTCGATGATGAAGATTTTCCTCGCTATAGTTTTAGCGATCCGTCTTTTGTCGAACTACTGAATAGTGAAGAATGGATTTATCCAGAAGGAGAACAACCCGTAATCAATAGGCAGTTCAGCAGATTATTGGCTTTGGACGAACTGGATAAAGAAGCTACAGAAGAGATAAATACATATGACCTTTCCCCGTCGGAAGCCTTACAGGTCAAAGATCGATACCCCGAATGGGAAACCGGAATAAACGTCAAAACCGGTGAACGATACCGAGTTGAAGATGTCCTTTGGGAATGTGTTAAAGACCATCTCACACAAGATAACTGGAAGCCTAGCACAGCTACCCTAAGCCTGTGGAAAATAGTAGACGCAGAAGAACATTCCGGCACGATAGAAGATCCTATTCCATATAAGCAAAATATGGCACTTGAATTTAACAAGTACTACACGCAGGACGGAGTATTGTACCTCTGCATACAGGCTATGACACCGGGACCGTACGATTTAAAGGATGTGCCGGCGCATGCGCAGCCGATAAAGCAATAACGAACAATATCGGACTGGAATGCTATAATCCCTGCAAGAGGACACTGTTTTATCCTTTTTGCAGGGATTGTTATTTATATAGGATCGTTTTTTGTTGTAAAGTAGAACAATTTTACGACAATGAGTCTATTGTCGTATTTCATTAAGTTAAATATTTCTCCCCCAATCAGCTACTTAATACTTTTATGCTGAATTAAAAACGATCAAACATGAAAGATAAAATTTTCAACTCCTTAAAACAGAATTATTCAAATCTTGGGTTAAGTGATGAAATCTTGAAGGGACAGGCCGAAGCTCTTGCTAATACAGGCTTTGTAACTGATGAAAATCTACAGGCCGTTGTTGATGGTCAAAAAACATTCTTGTCTTCTCTTCAGAGTGGTATTGATAAGCGGGTAACTGATGCTGTCAATAAAGCAAAAGGGGAAAAGAAAGAAGAATCTGCTGGTGGGGGCGAGCAGAAAAAAAACGAACCCGATTTGCAGAAGATGATTGAAGACGCACTTACTGCAAAACTGCTTCCCATTCAAGAAGAGCTTAATGCTTATAAAGCAAAGGAACAGCAGGCTGTAAGGGCTAATATGATCGCTTCTAAGGCGAAAGAACTAGGTATACCGGAATGGAGAGTCAAAGAGGGATTTGCCATCACCCCGGAAATGGATGAGGCTGCAATTAACTCTTACTTGGCAGGCGTAAAGCAAAACATTGTTACCGCAGGGCTTGAGAGTAGTAACGCATCTGGCGTTCTGTCTACTTCAGAGGAAAAATCTAAAGAAATGGCTGAAGAATGGGCAAAAGGTCTTCCAGATGCAAATTAACCATTAAAAAATAGAAACAAATGGGAGTTAAATTCGAAGGTAAATCTTATGCTGGCAACATGCCGGTATTTTGGCGTGGAGAAGCCAAAATCCTCCCTGGAGGATATAAACTGTTGCAGACTTTCCCAAAAGGGACAGTAATTCCCAAAGGGACGCCATTACATATTGTTATCGGAACCCTTACTGCGGCTGTATCCAAATATGCAAAAGTCGTATCTGGCGGAACAACCACAAAACCGAGAGTCCCTAAAGGAACTTTATTTCAGATTAATGATATCGTAATGAAGGAGGGGGAAACAACCGGTGTTACGGTATCTTCCATTGATACGTCAAATGCAGATTATGATGTATTGACATTGTCGTCTGATATTTCGGGGCTTGCGGCAGACGATGTTCTTATTGAAGCGACGGCTACAAGTAGTTCTGTGGCCAAGTATGAACCAAACGCGGTTGTTGGTGAAGACACTGAACCTTTGTCCGGCGGTGATCAAGACACTGTTTCGGCTGCGTATGACGCAGTTGTCCTTTTGGGATATACAGTGCAATTACCCGCTTCATGGATGCAGGGTATCTGTATGAAAAACAACCCTAATATTATTTACGTAAAACAGTAATACTATGGCAGAAAGATTAAAGTATAGTTCTCTTTTTGGAGAGCTCACAAGGCAAACTCAATTGCGTTTTGATGCAGTATCAAGACAGCATAAAATGCTGTTTGATAACGTATTCTATGAGAGATTTTTCAATTGGGACTATCCTTCCATTGGATTAAACTTTGAAGAAATTAAGGGCAAGTATAATGTCACTATCGCGGCTGCAACAATTGACGACAAGTCGAAAGAACCGGTATTGGGCACTCATGGGCTTGAAACTATTGCTCAAAAGGTGCTCCACCATGCAATTACGCTGCCTTTGACTATCGACGACTACAGAAAGATTTTGCAAATTTTGGATAGCAAATCTATTCCGGAAGAAGCCGCAAAAAGACAGCTTATTGACCTGATGTGGGGCAATGTTAGAACTCCGGTACAAGGCGTACAGGCAAAACTGGATATCATCGCTATGGGGGCGTTATCTAATGAAGGTATTGCCACATTGGATGAAACGAATAACCCTGAGGGTGGTGTTAAAACGACTATCGATTATAACATGCCTGCCGAAAATAAAGGTAAGGTTACTCTGAAATGGAATGATGATAACATTGCTAATGTAGACGTATTCGCAGATATTCAGGCTATCGTAGATGCTTTCTCTGATAAGGTTGTATTTGATCGCATCTTGCTTGCTCCTTCTAAAATTTCTTATATTCTTAGAAACAAGAAGATTAAGCAGGTAATTTTCGGAACAGATAAGCAGAATAGCCCATTGCTGCTGAATGATCTCAACGAATTTATGAGATCTAATGAATTGCCGGTCTTCGAACCGGTTAGACGTCAGTGTTTGATTCAGAACAATGGTACATTCACCCCTTACAATCCGTGGAATGCAAAGAACCTTGTCTTTATTCCTTCCGGCAGTTTGGGGACAATCAAAAATGCCTATGTCAATAACGAATTAAGGCCTGAACCCGGCGTTACTTATTCCAACTATGGTCGCATTCGTGTAGCTCAATGGGGAGTAGGTGAAACTCAGAACTCGAATGGTGTTGAGTTTGTAAAGGCTGAAACATTTGCTTTGCCTGTGATCACGGAGATCAATGGTATTGCGTCGTTGAACACAGAACCCGATTGATAATGAAAATCGCTGATTACATAACACAAAAGATCGGCTCCTTCGGCATTGAATTGTCGGAGGCCGATCTTGTGGATATAACTTTGAATAGTTCTATATCACTTGAAAGTGAGATTGCTCAAGATAATATAAATGAAGTAAATAAGGCTATTGCCGAATTTATTCCATCATTGCTGGCTCGTCCTACATCTGTTAATGAGAGTGGGTTTTCTGTTTCTTGGGATAAGGACGGTATCAAAGTGTATTATTCATTGTTATGTAAGCAATTAGGCATAGAGGATGTTTTATCAAGTAGAATCTCTGACGCTTCAATGTATTGGTAATGTATTATGCACCTCACATATTAGAAAGGAAAGTCGTAAAGGAATACGAATACGACAAAGATGGCAATCCTATTCAGGGTACAGACGAAGATAGTTGGGAGCTAGTTTGTAAGTGTAAATGTTACGATCAGAGTGCTGACCGTGCCTATACAGTTAATGGTGTTACTTACCCTTACAAATATCGTGTTGTGACAGAAAAGGTAAAAATTAATGCCGGAGATGTCGTTCGTGTTTTGAATGCTGACGGTTCTCTTCGTGGTGAGGGGATAGTAATCAATCCTATGACAACGGATTATCTAAACTATGGGCAAATATGGCTGGAATAATTACTGCTAAATATGATTTTTCAGATGTTGATAACTTCTTTGAAGAAGTTTTTAGCGAAGTATTCGCTCATCTTGTAGAGATGGGGGAAAGGGCTTATGAAACGGCTGTTAGAGAAGGAAAATATAACAATATTACGGGAAATCTACGCAGTTCGTTAGGCTATGTGGTGGCTCAGGATGGAAAGATAATCAAAGAGGGAGGATTTAAGCAGGTTCAGGGACGTGGAGAAAACTACGAAAAGGTATATTTCACCACCAAAGCGCAGAAAACAGTCCAGTTTTGGGCGCGAGGTAAGTCCGGCGATGGTAGTGATGGAAGCCGACAAGGTCTTGAATATGCGAGAAGCCTTGCCTGTAAATCGAAAGGTTTCACACTTATTGTCGTTGCCGGTATGGATTATGCAAGTTTTGTCAATAGCAAGGGATTACGTGTGATTGATGATGCAGAGATAACAGTAAGGACAATGCTGCAATGATAGTTACAACAGACATACAGACTATACTTTATAAAGATGCCCAAAAACTGGGAATCAAGAAGGTGTATAAAGACGGAGCGGTTCCCGAAGGAGACGTGAAGTCCGAGCGAGTTGTTATTATCGTTAATTCGGTAGAGCCGGGCACCTATTGGAAAGCAGGATTTGTTCATGTGAATATCTGTATCCCTTATCTTGATCGTAAAGGAACAGCTCCTCTTACAAGACTTAATGCTTTAGAGAGGTTGGCTGTCAAGGAATTACATGCCACTTCTACTTACGACGGTACATCTTATACATACGAGGTCGATACGACAAGGATAGAAGAAAACAGGGATTTAAAATGTTTCTATGTAAATGTGAGAATATTATTTCAAGTATTAAATGTAAAAGAATAAGAATATGGCAGGAAGAACAGTATCCGTGATTGGAGTAAAGCAAATTCTTTATGGAGAGCCATTAGAAGCAGCTCCAACTTATGCAACACTTGAATCATTGTTTACTTCTTTCAAAGAAGTTCCCAATGTACATCAAGGTACATATGAGTTTACCGAAGAAGACGGTACAACAACAGAGTATAAGGACGAATTGACCGGACAGACATACCGATCATCTTTTGAAGCAGGATCAGTAAGTCTAAACTGGACGATTGGCGCCTATGACTTTGACACTAAGGCAGAATTGATGGGTGGTAAACCATTAGATGATAGCAAAGGCTGGGAAAGAGGAAACTCAGGGGAACAGCGTTATAAATGCGTTGTTGCTGTATCTAATGATAATGTAGCGATTATTTTCCCTAAAGCAAATGTTATCGGGCGCGGAGCGTCTACCGATGGAGCCGTTGGTTTAGCTATTTCAGCCATTCCTTTGAAGGTTTCGACTACCATTGCATCAGAATATCAGTTTGATGTTGAAGGCAAAACTTTAAAGAGAATTTAAAGTACCATTAATGAATCACAACAGAAAGGGGCAGGCGGATACATTCTGCCCGTCCCTTTCTTGCTTAATATGAATATCCAATGAACAAAGCAGCAAATTTAGTCGCTAACGCTATTTTAGGCGATGACCTCAAAGTCGTCATTTTGGGAAGTAAAGCATATACCATTCAGTCTCCTACAATAGCTGTTATATGTAAATCAATAAAATATCTGTCTTGTATAGATCGTACCACAACAGGTAAAGAAGAACTGAATAAAGCAAAAGAAGATTTGGAGAATCTGCTAAAGGGATTGTCTGTTTTCATTTTTGACGATCCGGATAAATATACGGAGATTCAAGATGCGACAATGAAGGAATTGAAAGAAGCACTTGAAACGGTTATAAATCTAATCTCCGCAGAGGATTTTTTCGTCTGTGCCGCCTTAGCCGAGAGCGTGGCAAGAATGGCGGCGATACCAAAGTGATAGGCAATGAGACGATGATGGGGCAAATTGCCACATTCATGGAAACTTTAAAGCTAACTTATAATGAGATAGTGTATCGTATTCCATATAGAAATCTATTATTAATGCAAAAGGATATTCTACACCAAGTCACAGGTGATCTGATTATCGAGCGAGACGGACGTTATTTATTGAACCGGACAAAGAAAGAGGGGTAATTTATGGCAAAACTTAGTTTTGATGTTTCTGCCAAATGGCAAGAAGTGCAAAAACTCAGAGAAGAGGTAGAAGCTCTGAAAACGGCTCTTAAAGACTTTAATGTTGCTGGTGACATGAAGGGTTTCGAAGAGTTAAATAAGAAATATCAGGAATCGACACAAAAACTGAAAGAATATGAGCAGCAGGTTCAAAATTATCAACGTATTATAGATCAGCTTAATGTATCTAATGGAGTAATGGAAGGCGCACGACAGATGGCATCGGAGCTTAATAATGCTACGGATGTATTTGTTGAACAACAGTTGAAAGTCAAAGCCTTAAATGAAGATGTCAAGAAACTAAATAAGTCTTATTTGGCATTGTCTGATATAGACAAGAGGGGGCAAAAGGGATCAAATATCTTGACTGAATTAAAGGAAATAACTCACCAATATACAATAGAAAATGAGGCTCTAAAAAAACTCAGAAAAGAATATTCCGACAATATAAAAATAGAAGGGGTGGCAGCGGATTCTCTTGTTTCCCTGAGAAAACAGTTGTCATTACTTAATGCAGAATATGATCGTCTGTCCGCTTCGGATAGAAAGGCTGCGATCGGAACCGATTTGCAAAAGCAGATACAGTCGTTGAATACCGAGATTAGTGCGGCAGAACAGGCTACCGGCCGATATCAAAGAAATGTAGGAAACTACGCTTCTGCCTGGAATGGTTTGGGAATGTCGGTACAACAAGTAGCGAGAGAATTGCCATCTTTAGCTATAGGATGGAATACTTTCTTTTTGGCCATATCAAACAACCTCCCTATGCTTGCAGACGAGTTAAAGAAAGCGTCGGCAGAATACAAGGCTTTTAAAGCGGCTGTTGCGGCCGGGAACAATGATGTAGCTAAAGTTGCGCCAGTATGGAAACAGTTAATTTCGTCTATTTTCAGTTGGCAAACAGCACTTGTTGTTGCAATAACAATGCTGTCTGTCTATGGAAAGGATATTATCGAATGGACGAAGAATTTGTTTGGAGCTGATACAGCGCAAAAGAGGTTGAATGAGTCGTTGAAAGAATTTAATAACTTACAACATAATGCATCTGAAAAAACATTAGACGAGATTTCTAAATTGAATTTGTTATATGGCATATCTCAGAACATTGCTTTATCTATCGATGTACGAAAAAAAGCAGTAGAGAAACTTCAGCAAATGTACCCTGATTATTTACAAAATCTTTCAGAGGAAGCTATTTTGGCAGGAAAAGCAAACGAAGCATATAAATTGCTTGTTGAAAACATACAGAATATTGCTTCATTAAAATTAATCGAAGATCAAAGAGCAAAATCCGCAGAGGCTTTAACAGAGGCTAAAAAAAAGGAAATGGATTTACAATCGAAGATCAACGCTCTAATGAAAGAAAATAAAGCTGGCAACGAAGAGGAATTGGTAAGAAACGCTTTTACTTTTAGCCGTAATTATGGGAACTATATTAAGAATTTAATCAAATCCCGTAATTCAGCACAAAAAGCGCAGAAGACTATATTGGATGATATTAAGAAATGGAGTGATCAATATGCTAATATACTTGGAAAATCATCAAATATAGAGCAACTTGATGTTTTGTTCCGAGATATGAAAGAATATCAGGTTTATAAAGAAACAATAGACCAATTAAATAGGAGTTTATCGCTTAGCGAAATAACGCAAGAAGAATATAATAGAAGAATAAATGAAGCTAAAGGAGAATTGATTGCTGCCGCTGATGCCGCAAATATAGGAGGATCTGCACTGGAGAAAATGCGAGATGAATATGTTGCGTTTAATAAGGCCTCTATCGGTAAAGAACAAACTGAAAAGCAGAAAAAAGAAGCAGAGAAACAAAAACAGGTTCAGGAAAGAATAAATAACGAACTATTAGAACTTCAACGTCGTAACGAGCAATCCCGGATTGATCTGATGGAGGAAGGTTCCGATAAGCGCATTGCCCAAATAGAATATGATTACGATCGTGAAATAGAGGCTATCCGTAAAAAGGAGAAAGAATGGAGGGAGGCGCAAGGAGGAAAACTGACGCAAGAGCAGACTGTTGAAATAAAAACGGCCGTTACGCAGGCAAAAACTACCCGTATGCGTTCTACTCAAGAAGTGGAATATGAGCAGGTTGAAGCCCAGCGTAAGGCTATGAATGATTATTTGAAAGAATATGGTTCTTATCAGGAGAAGAAAATGGCTCTTGCAGTCGAATATGGTCAAAAGATCGCTAATGCTGAAACGGAAGGCGAAAAATTGATGCTTGGTAAGCAATGGGATAAAGAATTGCTTGATCTTGAAATTAAGACCAAAAATTCTTCAAATGCTATTATTGCTCTTTTTGGTGATATGCGCGATAAATCTTTGAAGGAGCTGCAAGAACTTGCTTCAAAAGGTCAGGAAGCACTTGATTTTATCAAAAATGGTAAATGGAACGCAACTGTTGGCTCAAAACTAGGTATAACAGAAGATGAATTTAGACGCTGGCAAGAAGCACCAGAAGCTATACGGCAGGCCGGTGAATCGCTAAGGGGAGTAAAAGATCAAGCAGAGACTTTACAGCCTGCATTTGATAAAGTAACACAAGGCTTAAAACGTTTTTTCGCCGCAGGGAATGATCCTAAGAAATTAACGGAATCATTGCAGCTTATAAATGAAGGTGTAAATGAGGTTACTTCTTCGGTCCAATTTTTGTCAAATTCATTTAGGAAATTGAGTGATTCTTTTGATATTAGTGCTTTTGAAAATATAGCTGATAGTTTTGATACTATATTTGACTCTATTTCTGCAGGAATGGAGGGTGCTATGTCTGGAGAAAAAATTGGAGAATTAGCGGCTTCTATCGGGAAAAAGTTGGGTATGGTTGGAGAAAAAGCCGGAGCAATGTTTGGCCCCATTGGAGCCGCAGCCGGAGCAGCTATTGGCGTCGTTTCTTCCTTGGCTTCCGCTATCGCTAAAATTCATGATAAAAAGAATGAAAAGCGCATCCAGAAATTACAGGATCAGATTGATGTACTTGATGCGTCATATGAAAAGCTGGGAAGGTCTATAGAAAAGGCTTATTCTACAAGTGCTGCACAGCTTATAAGTCAACAGGATGAGCTTTTAAAGCAGCAAAAAATACTTATTCAGCAACAGATTAAGGAAGAACAGAACAAGAAAAAAACTGACGATGACCGAATAAAGGAATGGCAGAAACAATTAGAAGATATCGATAACCGGCTTGAGGAAAATAAAGAGAAGGCTGTAGAGGCTATTACGGGTACCGATGTAATGTCTGCCATTGATGAATTTGCACAAGCTTATGCTGAAGCATGGGCTTCGGGAGAAGATGCTGCAAAGTCTTCAATGAAAATTGTTCAGAATCTAATAAAAACAGCCATCATAAACTTTTTAAAGGACAAGCTTTCTCCTTCTGTAGAAGAGTTTATGAATAAGCTGGCGGATTATATGTCTGACGGTATCGTGTCGCCATGGGAAGAAGCCGAATTGAATAAGTTGAAGGAAAAGATGGACAAGGAGGCACAAGAAATATTTGAAAATTCTGGCAAATGGCTAAAGGATGAAAGCAAATATGAGCAACAGGCAACAAGCGGAGGATTTGAAGTAATGTCTCAAGATTCAGCGAATGAATTGAATGGGCGATTTACGGCTTTGCAAATGATTGGGGAAGAAATTCTTTTGTATTTGCAGAGTTCTAATCAGATTGCAAATCTGCTGTATATAAGTGCAAGTATTGATTCGATAAATATAAGAATTGCGTCATTGTATGATATTGCAGATGAAACTCGCGTGATGATGGCTAATATATATATAGAATTGCAGCAAATTAGTGATAATACCGGAGATACGGTAAAGCAATTAAAAGAAGTAGTTTCCAAGTTGACAAAGATAGAAAACAATACAAATAATTTATAGTATGAAAGTTCATGATATAATGCAGAAAGCAATCTCTTTAGGTGCTTGTTGTGAGTCAGGAAAAGCTACAGACTGGAAAAGTTTGTGTTGGCTTTTCTTTTCCCCACAAGGTCGGGAGTTTTGCGAACATAACAACTATCCACCCCTAGAATCATTTAGGGGGATGGCCAAGAATGTGAAACCGTTTGGGGTTTATGTGGATTGTGGATATATTGAACTCTGCAATAAACCAAATGTTGCAGTAGTAGGAAATACCATTGCGAGCTTGTCTTATGATGATAATACAAAGGTTCATAAGGTAATGCTCATGCACGGGGGAAAGGCTAAAATAGAAGCAACTAACTATTCCGTGATATTAGTTGTAAATATCGGAGGATGTGAGGTCGATATTATAAATGACGGAACTGCAAAAATATTATAGATTATGTTGGGAGACTTATTTATAAACAGTAATGATGCTTGGGGAACATATAGGGTTGCTATGGGGGAAAGCTTTATTCAGAACCTTCTTACTCCTGCCGGCAATAAGGATTTTATAGAAAGCGAAAGCCGCCTTGAAAACGGGAAGATGGTAATATATAACAATCCTAAAATTTCAAGTCGTGATGTGACATTGACATTTAATATTCACGGCGATACTCCCGAAGAATATTTATCCAATTATGCAAAGTTCGTTTCGGAACTCCAGAAGGGGAAAGTTATAGTTCGGGTTCCAGCTATTGGCATGTCCTTTATTCTTGTTCATAAAAAATCTACGAGTTTTGCTCTTGACAGGTCGCGTATGAACAGCCGGTTATCTGTTAAGTTTGAAGAGCCTAATCCTGATGATAGAGATTAATTCACGACAATCATATTATTGTCGTATTTAGGAAGTTCAGAAAATTGGACTTCCTTTTTTTATCCCTGAACTTTGAACATATGATTGATATAAGGGACATATCAGACAGAATCAAGTTGTCAGTATCAATAGGATCGAGTTCATTGCATCGATTTGAGCTGATGAAAGAGGATTATATTAGTATTGTATTCTCTTTAGAAACTCCGGTACGATTGGAGATAGGAGACAATGTTGATTATGAAGGCTCGCTTTATTATATAACAGATAAAGTATACCCAACATTTAATACTTCTAACGGTGGATATGATTATACACTCAGGCTGGAATCACATTATTATCGATGGAAGAATCATATACTTTTTTATGATCGACAAGGAAATAAAGAAGCATCTTGGAGCCTTACCCGTTCCCCGGAAGCGCATTTGAGCATTGTCGTTTCCAATCTCCGTGCAATAGGATTTACTTTTAAAGGCAAGGAATATCAAGCTATAGTGGATAGCACTGTTGATCCTGTAGCTAAATTTGTGCAGTATAACAACACAAACATCATAGATGCTCTGACAAAAATAGCGGAGGCATGGGAATGTGAATGGTGGGTTGATGGGGATAAAATATATCTTGGACATTTGGAACATGGGGAACCTGTAAACTTGGAAATAGGGAAGGAAATATCTTCAATGTCAAGGAGCCAGAGTCAGGATATTTTTGCAACAAGACTATATGCTTTTGGATCGTCTCGAAATCTCCCTTCTGACTATCGGAAGGGAGAAACGGGGGCAGTCGTCGAGGGTGTCGTCCAAAAAAGACTGATGCTTCCTGCTGGGACTCCGTATGTGGATGTTATCGAAGGCTTGGAGGAAGAGCAGGTTGTTGAAGCGGTCATTATCTTTGAGGACATCTATCCTCGTGTGACCGGAACGATAACTGAAGTAATTCCTAAGGAAATCACGGATGAGGATGATTCTGGCGATCCTATCACATTCACTGTATATCGGTTCAAGGATGCGAATTTGACATTTAAAAAAGAATATATTCTTCCCGGACAGGACTTGCACGTCATATTTCAGACCGGTCCCCTTTCGGGAATGGATTTTGCTTTGGAATTCAACCCGGAAAGATTGCCGGAAGATAACCCGGAAGCGCAAGTGTTTGAAATAGTACGCAATGATACTTATGGACAGACTTTGCCAGAAAGCCCACTTATTCCAGGTATAGGGAATAAATATATCTTGTACAATTTTGATACCCGTTATGTAAATGACGCTCTAATTCCACAGGCTGAACAGGAACTTTTGGAAAGAACGATTGCATATAAGGACAAGGTCGTTTCTGATCCTTCGACATATACATGCAGTCTTAATTCTTACCGGGCTTCCGGTTATGATGAAAACAATGGGTTGTTAAATCCAGAAAAAGAAATCAATCTGTTGCCGGGGCAGAAAGTAAACCTTATAAATAAGGCGTATTTTGAGAACGGTCGTATCTCTCGCGTAATCGGCTTTGAGAAGAAGTTGGATATCCCCTACGATTCCCCTGTATACACAATCGGGGAAAGTGCAGCCTATTCCCGATTAGGGGAACTGGAACAAAAGTTAGATAATATTCAGTTTAAAGGGAATACTTATGTGAATCAAGGTGGCGGCTTTGGTGTTTATATCGTGAAAAAGGATGATGCTACTGCTGCTTCAGATGAAAATGTTTTTTCCGCACTGCGTACACTATATGAGATAAATAAGGCTTATGTAGACATAAGTGATATGTATCTTCGCAAAGATATCGACGATACCGCCCACGGGAATATACTTTTTGACAAGAAGATCGGCTCTTCCATTTTCATAGACGGCTGGGAAGGTAAAGGCTGGGAGATCCAGAGTACGGGCGCCGCCATATTGGATTCGCTTCGTGTGAGGAGTGATATCTATGTGGGGGGCAATACCGGATCGCCAACTTTTGCATCCGGTTTTACCGGTTGGGGATGGCAGATAGACACACCGACGGCCACCGGGGAGATGGACAACCTCTTTATTCGAAAGACATTCACTGCTTACGAGATTGTCTATTCCCAAATTTACGGTTTAGGAGGTAGCCAGATTGTTTCTGACATCAACAAAATAGCCAGAGTAGAAGTGATGTCTGACCGTTATCGCTGTTATATGGACGATATGGATGGTCTTATGCTTATGAACCTGCGTAAGGGTGACGGTGTCAGAATACAGACACGGACGGGAACGACCAGTATCAAGTATCTTTTCGGACGTTGTATCGGTGTAGACAGTGACTATTTTGATATAGCTATTCCTCTGATAGAAGGGACAGGGCAACCGGAAGCCGGAGATTTTGCCCTTCGTTGGGGTAACAATGAAGATACGGACCGGCAGGGATTGATATATCTAACAACGGCCGATAGCGGTGCGCCATTTATCGATGTGTACGATGGTATTACTGATGCCAGCACCGAAGGCAAGTTGAAAGCCCGTATTGGACACCTGACAGGAATCAGGACACAGAGAGGCGATCAGTTGTCTGGTTATGGGGCTTATTTGAACGGGATATACGTTGAAAACTCGACATTCATTCTTCAAAACGGAGATACCATTGAGCAGACCTTTATTGCCATGAACGGCAAGTTTGAAAGCCTTATTGATAGTATCCGTAACGACATATCCGCAGAAGGTGGTAACATCCTTGTAAACTCTTCTTTCAGCCAGAATACAAACTATTGGACAGCCGCAAATAACGTTCATTTTATCAACGTAGGTGGAGAATATCTTTGGCTGGATGGTAGCTTCTATGTAGAAAAGGATCAAGTTGCCGATATTTATAATGACAACGGTCAAAACGTTCTGCGAATAAGGAACACGTATATCCTTCAGCAGAATGCTATAATGAATATCCCGGATCACACGGAAGAAGAGGAAAAGACGTATTCTTTCTCTTTGTTCTATAAGGTGCTCCGTCCCGGTTCTTGCGGTTTCGGTATTCCAGGAACTGAGTTGTATCATGAAGAGCAGCTATCGGAAAGCGACAGCTATCAAAAGCTGTCTAAGGTCGGGAAATGGAACGGGAAAGGTGATTTTGAACTGAGGTTCACTGGTGAGATACTTATTTATGGTGTAGGGCTGTTTGCTGATGAGATTGCGGATGCTATTGTACATCTACAAACTCAAATCACACAAAACGAAGAAGAAATTAAGTTACGTGCAACTAAAGATTATGTTGATGCCGAGACCGGTAAAATTTATACTAAATATGATACCTCTTTATCTTTAAAGGCAGATAAAGCAGAACTTACTTCGTTTAAGGAAGAATATGATGAATTCCAGCAAGTTGTACGAAGGGATTACGCTACTCAGTCCTGGACAAGTAGTAAAATACAAACCGAGGTGGGATCTTATGTTGATGGAGCTTTAGTTGGATATGCTACAACAAGTTGGACAAGTAGCCAGATATCATCTTCTGTAAAAGGACTTGCAAGTGAGAGTTTTGTTAATCAAACAGCAGAGGGTTTAAATATCAATATAAATAATTTAGGGAATAGAGTTGATAGTGTTGAAGGTGAATTAGATTCCGTGACAGATATAACCGGTGCATTTTATTCTTTTGGATCAAACAAAATGAGGTTAAATAGGCGTATAGAAATGGGATCTGGTTCTAATTCATCCTTTGTCTGTTTAGCGGGTATGTCTCCTGATATTACAGGTCCTGCATTTTGGGCGGGGAGCTCATGGGAAGATAGAGCAAATTCTGCTATACGTTTGGGGCATGATGGTGCGGGATGGTTAGCTAAGAAAAATGTTTTTTGGGATATAAATGGGAATACCCAAATAACAGGTTCTTTGCAAACAAGTTCAGACGGGAAGAGAGTGACAATAAATCCTTCTAATTCTGATAGACTTATATCTTTTTACAATAATACGACTCTTGTTGGGAATTTAGGTATTGATACAGAAAATAATTATGCCTATCTAAAACTTGGTCCTAATTCAGCGTATAATATAAGATTGTCAACAGCCGGTCTTTTTTGGAATTCTCCCACAAACGACTTGGTATTTAATCTATATCAATATGGTGGGGTTGTACATATGAATGCGGCTTGGCCCACAGATCCGAATTCTTTAGAAATAAAATTCAGGAGAGGGGAAATTTATGTGGATTCAAATAATTATCTAAGAATTAGTCCTTTATAGTAAAATAATTAAAAAAAGAATTATGAAAGTAAATTTTCACATTAATTTAAAAGAGTTTGACGGAACAGATGCAGTAGAAGAAAAAAAAGTAATGCAGGACGGACGAGTTGTTACGGTAAAAAGCCCTGTAATTATAAATGATCTTGTAGGAAAGGCATTGTATAACGGAGGTGGGCTTGAACGTGCAGGGAAGGCAGATACCGATAACGACTATAGATTTAAGGCCTATAAACTTTGTCAAAAAATAATTGCTTCTACGGGTGAAATTGATTTATCTCCAGAAGAACTGGTTATGGTCAAACAGGCTGCTACAATTTATAGTGCCGCCGGAGTATATGCACAGATTGTTGAACTTGTAGATCCTGAAAAGTAATATGGCGACAAAGTTATCTTCTATACAGAGATCCGTGTATAAAAATACAATAGGAGATGTTGATATTCAATACAACATTTCGCAAGAGACGGGAAAAGATGCAACAAATATTACCGGAGTTTTAAAAAAAGGTGAAGTTCGTCTTGGAGAAATAAACATAGCCGTAGATGGTACAATGAACATTTATACCCATCCCGGCTTGAATAACGACGAGAAGAAAAACATCGTATCTACGGTTATTGACGATGTACAACAAATTTATAACGAGTTGAATCAATAATAGATTAACACCTATGGCAGCAGGAGATATCATATTATCAGACGGGACAACGATCACGCCGGAAGACTTGCAGAAGATTGCGGCAGCGGTGGAGGATTTGATTGCGTCTACGGCGAAAGATCCGGGGCAGTACGAAGAGGTAAGTTCACTTACCGGTGTGTCCTCTCTTCCCGCCTTTCAGGTATTGGGTAGCACATATAAGCTTGTACGTGTTGCTCTGTCTGTCTTGAAGGGTGTAGATGGACGTGAAGTATTCTTGCAGGTAAATCAGGATAAAACCTATATCCAATGGCGTTATACGGACGGTAATTGGCAGAATCTTGTCGCTTTGTCCGATCTGAAAGGTACTGCCGGTGATACTCCTGTTTTTCGTACTGGTAGCACAGGCATTGAATGGAAGTACACCAGTGAAGAAGATACAGCTTATCGTGTACTTGTCTCTTACGATGATTTGAAGTTGAAGTTTTCCGATCTAACGCCGGAACAGAAAGACGAGCTGAAATTGCATTTTTCTGATTTGACGGAAGAAGATAAGGCAGAATTGAAGGGTGAAAAGGGTGATCCATTCACCTATGAAGATTTTACACCGGAAGAACTGGAATCATTAAAGGGAAATCCCGGCGATGACGGTAAAACTCCCATCTTAGAATCCGTCAACGCCACCTTTGGTGAAACCCCTTCCGGCAGCTTTACTAAGAACGGAGTAGACGAAGATGGCAATCCCAAATATATTCTTAATCTGACTACCCCTAAAGGCAAAGACGGTCAGCCGGCAGTCTTTGAACAGGGGACAACGACAACTCTTGATCCTTCAGAAGAAGCCAGAGTTGAAGTTGTTGAGAATGGAGAGACGCCCGAAGGTAACCCGAAGTACATTTTGAATTTCTTCATTCCCCGTGGTCAGACGGGACCCGCCGGAGCAGGGACGGGTAATGTGCTTGTTGACGCTGCTGGGCTTGTTTCAGGAAAGAAGTATTTGTTTGTTCCGGATTCAGACAACAGTTCATCCGGTACGTTCATGGAATATGCCGAACCGGTCATACCAACCAAAACAAGTGATCTGACCAACAATAGCGGTTTTATCACAAAAGCGGTAAACGATTTAACAAATTACTATCTAAAGTCTGAAACATACACAAAGGAAGAAGTCCAGTCTTTGATATCAGCCATTAATAGTGTAACGCTTCAGAAGGTTGAATCTCTCCCGGAACCGGGGGAAAGTAATGTTATCTATCTTGTCCCCAAATCCGGGTCGGGAAATGATATCTACAACGAGTATATCTTCATAGACGGGAAGCCGGAGCATATTGGCAGTACGCAGGTCGACTTGTCGAACTATGTGCAGGAAGCTCCAAAGGACGGAAAAACCTACGGGCGTAACAATGGGGCGTGGTCGCAGATAGTGGCGAGCAATCAGTATCTGGATGTTGCAACTTTATTCCCAGAGGAGAATGGTACATTGTCAGATGAAAATTATCAAAAGGTAGTTGATGCAGTAAATAAAGGAATAACAACAGCAAGAATTGAGACTGACCCTGATGGATTTGGCCCGATAACAATTAATAATTCTACTGAAATATATGGTATTACAACAAATATTTTAGCGGTAGACCCCAGTGATCGTTCTATATGGTTGACAATAATAGCCATAATTATTAATAAGAGTGACAAGACCTATACTTTGGTATCTAATCGACAAAGTTTACAAAATACTGGCTCCGGTACAAAATACCTCTCCGACAACGGTGAATACCTCACTCCCCCTACCGCCACCTCCGCCACAGCGGGGTATATGTCGGCGGAGGACAAGAAGAGGGTGGATGATATAGTAAATTTCGGCACAGGGAGTAATGCTGTCACCACTCTTGTGAATATACCGACAAGCAAGAGGTTGGTTAAGGCTACCCTATCCTCCGCTTCAAACCTGTCGATAAATGAGTCTGCAAGGGCATTGAATGTAGGCGAAGAGATATATCTTGATTGTAATCCTACCGCTTCTTTTACGCAGCCCATCCCTACTACTGGCAGTTTTAGATCAATGTCCGGTAGTTCTATTACCACTACTTCCGGCGTGCCTTTCGAGATGTCCATTTTGAAGATCGCTACGAGTGGTGTCATGTATTCAATAACCGTTAAAGAGAAGGATTGATATGTTGAGAAGAAGGACGATAGGAAGTAAGAAGTTAGTATTCTTTCAGAAGCGGTTTTATCCGGCAGGAAATTACACATGGACGGTTCCACCTGGATGTACGGAGGTTGATGTGTTTCTTGTCGGTGGTGGGTGCGGAGGCAATAGAGGATATACAGATACAGGAGGAGCTGGAGGATATACAAAAACCTTTAAAAAAGATACATCCGGATGGAGAGATGGTGATGCTATCCCTGTTATACCGGGTCAGTTAATTTCAATAATAGTTGGCAAAGGAAGTAGTAGAAGTTCTAATAGTACTCCACCTAATGATGGTGGATACTCGCAATTTCTAAACTCGAATTATAGAGCTTATGGAGGGAGTATGTATGGATACGAAAATAGTCCATGGCATTCAGATGGCGGTTCAGGTAGCGGTGGAGGAGGTTCTATAGGAGGTAATGGCGGTTCGGATGGTGGTAATGGATCAAACGGCAGCGCTCATGAAGGAGGTATAGGACAAGGTCATACGACTCGAGATTTTGGGGAATCTTCAGGTAAACGGAATGCTGCTGGTGGTGGAGGTGGTGGTGGTGAAATATATGGAAAAGCAGGAGTATCTGACTATACAGAAGGTAAAGGAAGTGGAGTAAATGGTGGCGGTGGTTATGGTGGTGGTGGTGGATCAGAAGGTGACGGCGGTGATGGCACTGTCCTGATCCGATACTGGGCTTACGAAGAATAAAAACAAATATAAGTGATATGAGTAAATATATATACATACAAAAAGACGCAGCAAACATATATGTCACAATGCCGGAAAAGCTCGATACAGCAAACAACGATATCGGCACAACATGGGAAGATTATGTTGCAGGAAAGTACGTTTTGCTGACAGAAGAACAGATTGCCTTTAAAGAGGCAAACGAAGGTGCATCCGTAGAAGAAGTGTTCAATATGCAATTGACGCCTATTCCCGAACCGACACCGGAAGAAAAACTTCAAGCCGCAAAAGACTTGAAACGTCAGGAAGTCTACAACACCGACTACTGGCACTATTACATAGAGGACAACGATGTATATACATACGACCGTTTGTCTCTAAAAGACCAGTGTGCCCGAAAAGATACGGTTGAAGTAAACGGGAAATCGTATAAATCAGATCTGTTATTGGAAGCTCTCAATGAGATGGCAGACTATAATGATATCTGTATAGGTCTATCAGAAAAGTTACTCTCTGATATTGAAGCTGCCGAGACAGTGGAAGATGTAGAAGCGATTGAGGTGACGGGCTACCCCGATGTAATCCATAGAACAACAGCCGAATTACAGGAAGCCGTAAACTACACAGAGTCGCACGATTCCGAGAAGCAGTTATCCCGTATCACCCGTAAATCCGTGTCTGCAATGTCGCTGACGGATGATGAAGCGATTAGTACCAAATACGCACATGCGGAATGGAAAGAATTTATTAACGGGAAGTTGGAAACCGGCAACCGGGTAATTAACGATGACTGGTTATGGAAAGTCCGGCAACCGATAAATCCGGTTCTCGAAATATATCCTCCTTCGGTAGATACGGCTGCTCTTTATGAGCGCATGGACGAAAATCATAAGGGCACTGAATACGATCCCAAACTCTATGCGCCAGGCATGACGCTTGAACAGGGAAAGTATTATACGGAAATGGAAGACGGCGTAAGGAAGAAATATTACTGCTTTTATGGTACGATTAATCCGGTATATGCCCATTTGAAAGAATTGATTAACATAAATGTAAGATTGGTATGATAACTATTTTGACGATTATTTCAATGCTTGTTATTGCGGCCTACACGGCTGCCGTGTGTGTAAAGACTAAGGGTGTACCTTATTCCATAAGTGCTACCTATTACTATCTGGAGCATAAATTGTGGTTTATGGCAACGATGTGGCTGACTGCCGGTTTATTGATGCCTGCAATATTGGAGGTAAGTAAACCAAACACGGAATGGATTGCATTTCTGTCCTGTGCTGGCATGTTCTTTGTTGGTTCAGCTCCCAATTTCAAAGATGATTATGAGAGCAAGATACATTCTGCTGGAGCAATCATCTGTATTGTCGGATCACAACTTTGGGTGGCATTGAACCTCTGGCCAATGTTGTTAGTATGGCTTTCCTATGTAGGGTATACTGCATTAAGCATTGCCAAAGAAAAAGAGGGCACATTTTGGTATAAGTTCTACCAGAGCAAGCCGATGTTCTGGATTGAGATAGCTGCCTTATTATCCACTTATTTAGGCATATTATTTTTACTTTAAATGATGGAAATGCAAGAAATAGTCCAGTTGATAGGATCATTTATCAGCGCAGCAGGCCTGCCGTTAATTGGAGCATTCATGTTTTATGAATCTCGAAAACGTAAGGCTGCCGCAGAAGCTAAAAAAGCAGAAGCGGATAACATTACTCAGTATGCTGATGAATGGAAAGAATTATACGAGAAAAAGGAAAAAAGAGTGGGTGAACTGGATACTAAAATAGATACTTTGTATGCAAAAATAGAAGAATTGCGTCAGCGTATCCGTGAGCTAACTGAAAAGAATACGGAATTGATAATTAGGAATAGTGCTCTTGATTTTCGGAAATGTAATAAACATGGATGTCCAGATCGAGAGCCACCCAGTGAGTTTTAATATATTGTTAGTTGATTATATAAGCGTATGAATATAACTGATAATTTTACATTGGAAGAATTTGTGCATAGCAATACTGCTATTACAAAAGGAATAAAGAATGATCCGGGATCGCGTGAGAAACTGGCTATCACCAATCTGTGTGCAAAATTGCTACAACCATTACGGGATGCTATCGGTAAGCCTATCTCCATTAATTCAGGCTACAGGTGCCCAGAGTTGAATGCGGCAGTAGGGGGTGTCCCTACATCTCAACATCAAAAAGGGGAAGCAGCCGATTTGAGTATTGATGGAAAGGCCGGTGATTTATTGGAAGTATTGAAAGATTCCGGTTTGACGTTCGATCAGGCCATCCTATACCGTAAAAATAACTTCCTTCATGTTTCGCTAAAGCTAGAAGGAGAACAAAGAAAACAGATCATCATCGAGAAATGAAAGCCTGGTATGCCATATCTGTTTTAGCTCTTTGTTTTGCTTGTTTCTTTGCCGGAAGGTATTCGGTAGAAAAGCAAATAGAGGTAGTCAAGGAAACAGACACGATCAACAAACCTGTTCCTGAGCCTTCTTACATGCTTGACGTAGAGGAAATCGAGCTACCTTACCCGATTTTCGTTTATTCGAAGGGTGACACGGTAAAGGAACTTGACACGATTTATATCCCGTTACCAATCCAGAGAAAGGTTTATGAGACAGATTTGTATAGGGCGGTAGTTAGCGGTTATAGACCCAATCTCGATTCGATGATAATTTACCATAAACGAGAGGTTGTACACCAAAAAGATCGTCGCTGGGGATTAGGGGTAATAGGTGGATATGGAATAGGCAGAAGTGGCTTTTCTCCGTATATCGGGGTAGGCTTATACTATAGAATTTGGTAAGTAGACTTTTGTTCATAGTCTCTTCCTATGGGGCTGGGAAGTAAAATAAAAGCCCCCAACGTATCACGTTTAACTGCTACATAAAACTGATACACAAGCATAGACACTCGCACGTTGGGGACTTAATATCTTCAACATGAATGTCTATGCTTTTGTTGCATTATGTGCGATAAGTTTTATGTAGCGAAGGCAAAGATATAACTAAAATTCAAACATTATGTGTAAATCTGAAATCTTTGCCAAAATATTAAGAATTGTCTCTAAAGAGACAGAAGTATCAGAAGACCTGATACTGTCAAAGTGTAAACGAAGTGATATTGTTGATTCACGCGGTATCATGGTTGTTATACTATCTGAATATAAATTCAGTGAATCTCAAATATCGTCATTTACCGGATTTACGCAGCAATCGATCAACAAGTTGAAAAATATCTACCCTGACAGAATACGCAGAAATTATCTGCTAAAGGTTATAGTTAGGAATATACGTGAGTCGCTTGGTATGCCATTAAGGAGTTTGTAAATTATACTTAAATATTGCTAACCGTATATCGTTATTATAGTTTCAACTTATATATTTGCAATGCGTTTGATTGGAACATTAACACCTCCAATCCGGCGAACTGTCATTCGCCACCTCCGTCCTATCTCCCTTCAGAGAAAAAGACATAAGCCCATAGTCCTGTAGCTTTGGGCTTTTTTAGTTATGCTTGACAGGGTGTAACTAATATAGTTTGCCGATACAGGTCGGTGGACAAATCGGAAAGGAGGTGTTAATGTGAAAGATCAAACGCAAAAAGACGGCAAAATCCGTATTTTCTGTCGATATATTGTGAAAAATGGGAAGAGGATTTATCCTAAAAATTCTCGTTTCTTTTCTTTCTTGATAGATGACAAGAAATTGGCGTAATGCTGTTTTAAGGGGATGTACAGGAATCCCCTATTTTTATCTGATCATAATAGATATAACGAAGGGCCGAATAACTTTGTGTGTTAAACAGCCCTCCAAACGTGATACGCCGGGTACGAAGCCCCAACATGCGGGTCTATGTTATTTATGTAGCAATCATGATGTTATTATTTTAGTCTCGTTATCTAATCCGACATATTGGTTGTCATTTCTAATGCCTGTAAGTCCGAACGGGGTTTTATGTTCATCCCAACACTGCTCATTTAATTCATTGGCTAATTCCACAATATGTAAAAGTGAATCTATTGTAAGTCTGTTTCTCTCAAAATCGAACTCTTCTGTTTTGAGTATATCCCGAATTAAACTCAGCAGACAGGAAGGTAAACCGAATATGCCTGCATCATCTAAAATATTTTTGCCGAACTCTGCTAATACCCCTACTTGATCTGCTGTAAGACCTTCGAACTTTGTTGCTAAATCTTTAAATTCCATGATTTTGTAATTATTTTTGGTTTATTAATTGGTATAATATTGGCTGTACGTCCTTATGCCGTACCTCGAATTATATATTTGTGTTTCAGCTAGTTGCTTGTTGATTTTTCTATTAATGGTAGGATTCCATTGCTTTTTAACTTGTCATATAGAAACAATCTGCCTTTTTGAGTCCATTCAGTATTAAGGCTAACATCCGGAATGCCGTTAGTATGAGTATAGTTATGAGTAGTACTATGAACGTATCCTTTGTTCAAATACTTTCCGTATAAGATCCATTGGTTACGGACTTTGTGTTGTATTCCCAGGTCACGCAGTAATAAATTGAATTTTCTTGCACTCATACCGTAATCCTGCGCTATTTGTGTAACCAAGACGGTTTGTTTACTTTGGAGGATCACACGAGTGTATTCGCTTTGTTTTTGTAGTTCGACGTTCTCTTCTTCCAGCTTTGTAATTTCTTCTTCTTTTTGGGCTATTTGCTTCTGTTGCTCTTCTATCTGCTCTGCCTGCATTGCAGCCAACATCAATGCTTCGGAAAATGTCTTTGGAACTTGATAACCATAATTACGTTTTTCTAATTCTTCCCAACGATCAATGATTCTCTCACGTAGTTTTGCGTCATAACCCGATGCAAGGATAAGACATCCTTTCTTGGTAAGTTCGTAATACGGGTCTTTTCTTTCTGCTCCATTTCCTAACTTATTGATCCTATACATCAATCCAAAATTGGATTGATGCACTCCTTGCTCTAAAAGAGAGCGAATATCACGCATTACATGTGCGTGTTGTTTCCCTGTAAGTTTGGCAATTTCGAGCGAACTCATTCTATCCGTTTCGTGGATTAACGTCGAAACCTGCATACTATTATTCTGCTGGCTTTGATTGGTGATATTGTTAAGCATAAATAATAAAAAAAGGTATATTGCCTTTCCCGCTGCTTAACACATATCACCTATGCTGTAGTTCCATTACAGTTCTACACGGGGGTACAATATACCTCAATATTATAATACAAGCATAAAAAATGCCTGCATAAAATGCAAGCTCTGCCTGCACAGGTGATTTATATATGTTAAGCACCGCAAACATACGCCTTTTTTCTGAAACTGCAAAGAAAAAGCGGTGAAATATGCCTATAGATAGAACTTGTGTAATTATTTTGCTTTTGTAGAAAAATAGTTATCATTTTATTTGCTGATAGTAGAAAAATAGTTATCTTTGTGCTGTCGATTCTTCGTTGTAAGAAGGGTACTTTTAAATTAAAAAAGGAGGTACACGTGGTAATGAAAGTGAAGGAAGTAATTTCCATGCTTGAAGATAATGGATGGGAATTCATCCGAATGCGTGGGGATCACCGGATATTTTATAAGAAAGGAGCCAGAAGGCCTATAGTTATACCGGGCAACCTAAGCAATGATCTGAAAGACGGGACATTAAATTCCATTTTAAGGGAAGCAGGGCTTAAATAGTCCTGCTGTTTCCGTACCTCTTTTAATAAGATGGCATTATTAAGTTTTATGTGGCACAATATGGAAAATAAATCATTGAAAATTATTATTGAAAGAGCAGAAAATAATTATTCTGCTTTTATTGAAGGCCTTGGAGGCATAGTTGCCACCGGAAAGACCGTGGATGAAATAAAAATGAATATGATAGAAGCCATAGAAGCTTTTATCGTTGAATGCAAAGAACTTGGTTGCGATATACCGGAAGAACTCAAAGGGGATTATGAGTTAATTTTCAAAATGGATGTAAAATCCCTCTTGGATTTTTATTCTGGCATATTTACAAAAGCCGGATTAGAGCGTATTACTGGTATCAATCAAAAGCAATTGTGGCATTATGCGTCAGGTAATAGAAACCCTAAGCCAGAGCAAAATTTGAAATTAGAAAAGGCATTACACAAGTTAGGTGAAGAGCTCCTTTCAATATCATTATAGCTTCCCTTAGAATTTGTACGCTGTCAAGAAATTGGCAGCGTATTTTTTTTGAATAGGATATGATTCCCGGCGCATCAAGCTTTTCCCGCCGAAATTATCAAATGATCCGTAAATTTTTTAATCGGTAAAGGGAACAAGTAAAAAAATCAGACAGTTTAACAACAACTTTACAACAAGCCTACAACATTCTACCATTCAATACAATTACTGTTTTGCGACATTTGCGATGCGGTTGATATTGACCGTAACTAAGATTTAAAATACAATGGAAAAAACTTATGTATTTAATCAAGACGGGGCAGGTGGAGCGAGTAACGGCTTACTTGCATCAATCCTTCCGTCTTTGCAGAACAGAGGTATTGACACAGGTTACCTCATGGGATTAATGAACGGTGGAGGCGGTAACGGTGGTTTCTTCGGGAACAACGGCGGTTTTCAGGACATTATTGCGTTGATTGTGATTGCTGCCATCTTTGGCAACGGCAACTTCGGTTTTGGAGGAAACAACAATCAGGGTGCCAATGAAGGAAGAGACATGATTATGCAAATGCTTAATCGCAACGGTGTGGACATCGCATCACTTGCCCAGGCGTTGAATTTATCTTCAGACCAAATCCTTGCTGGTATTAACTCTGTATCTCAGGCAATATGCGGTCTAGGCAATCAGATGGGACAGAATACCAACAGTATCATTACTGCAATTATGCAGGGCAAACAATCTATCTCTGCTCAATTAGCCGATTGTTGCTGCAAAACGCAGACTGCGATTGAACGACAGGGGTATGAAAGTCGCTTAGCGAGTTGCGAAAACATGAATACGCTTACACGTACAATGGAAGGGAATACTCGTTCTTTGTCGGACGCTTACCGTGAAGGATTCCAGGCTATTGTAGCCAAGATGGATGCCGCAGAGGCACGCCGTCAGCAGGAAGCCCTTGCTGCAAGGGATGCAAGAATTGCAGTTTTGGAGGGGGAAATCTCTCAGCGTAATCAGAATGCGACAATCTTGAGCAACTTCGGTCAGCAGATCGCGCCGTTGGTAGCCGGCTTGCAGGCATTGCAAAGTGATGTAGACGGTATCAAGTGCAAGATGCCTCCAACGGTATCCGTTCCTTATCCACAGTTGCAGGTGTATAACCCGGAAACCTATCGTGCGGCCGCTTTCGGTGCTTATGCCGGTGACGCGGCTTATGGACGCGGCGGTTACGGATGTGGTTGCAATAACTACTGGGGTTGATCCGGGTAAGAAAGGAGGTAATTATGTGGCCTAACTTTTTTACAGGATTTCCTTTTCCGTTCCCTTCACTTGGCAGGGCAAACTTTAACACCTTGCCAACGGTGGCTGTGACGGTAGGGACGGAGAACGTGACATTAGAGCTTCCGAACCATGCGTTTCGTAACCGGGATTATGTAGGCGGTTTCTATGTCAATCTCCGTCAAGCTATCCCGGCTGGAACAACAGCAACACTGCCCATTCTGATAGGGACGAACGGGGACACGAGACCGTTGATGGCTTACGGCGATGTGCCTGTGCGAGTAGAGAACCTTGCCGGTCCGGGTATCTATGAGATCCATTACAACAAATACACGAACGAATTGTATCTTGTTAATGGTGGATATAGACCGACAACGACTCCGTCTCCTACAGCAGAAACGGCTTCTTTGCGAAGCAAGTAGTAATTAACATGGAGTTCTGTGGTTGTTGTAAAAATTGCAATAACCACACTCCTTTAAAATCAAACAATCATGTTTCAGAATCTTCGAGTAAATAATCAGTTGTATATTCTTCATAAGGAAGCCAAACATTTCATAGAGATTGGTTCTGTGGTAAGCGTTTCTGCACCCAAGCCTAAATATCCTATGCCCGCTCCCATGGGGCAGATACCTCAGATGGAGATGGTCGTAGATGTCGTGGCTAATATTAATGGTCAGAACACGACGTTTCAGAATCTTCCCTCCGGTAGTGATATAGCCGACTTTGGGCAAAACGGGAATCTTGTTGTCTCATGTTCCCGCGATGCGATGAATAATGAAATATCCATGATAAAACAAAAAAGATTGGATAGGGTTAACAGTCGGGACTATGACCTCAGCGTGATAGCATCCTGCGATGAGATGTTGACAATGATCAATCCTGAATTTGCAGAAAAGCAACGTCAAGAACAGGAAATCAACACCCTTAAGGCCCAGATGTCTGATATGAGCAAGAACATGTCTGAACTTATGGAGCTAAACAAGCAATTGATGCAACAGCTTGGAGTTAAGGAAACAACTAAAAAATAATAATTATGGGATCAAATAGAAAACTTGAAGAGCTTTTCAGAGAGTTCGATGCTTATGAAGACGAAGACTTGATGGAAGCGATAGAAGAAGCCTATAAACTTGGTTGCAAGGAAGGCAAGAGAAAAGCAATGGAAGGCGGTATGGGATTCCGAGACGATGACGATGACGACGACGATGAATTCCGCGATATGTGGAGACGCGGTGGAGAAGGTTTCGGTGAAAGGCGCGGCGTGAGAGGAACCGGACGGTATGCCGGGGAATACCGCAGACGCAGACGTTAAATCAGAAGGGGACATTGTGCCCCTTCTTAAAAAGTAAAGATATGAGATTAGATATGTACGATGATTTTCCTTCGGGGATGAAAGCTTATTTAAGCGCATATGGCTGGCATTTTTCTAAGGCTATGTGTGATTGGGCTATTTCCATGATGGAAAAAGAAGATGGAACTGGCAAGAAAATAAAGGTACAGCCCTGGACAAAAGAGCAGATCGACGAAATGCTTAAAAAATATAACGTCGATGTAAAGAAGAAAGGCGGCTATGACTATGTGTATGTAGCCAATATGTGCAAGGCTGATTTTCTTGGTTCCTCCATTCCCCATGATCAATATGCTGCTTTATACGTGAAGAACGTTTGCGACGATCCGGACGCTTACGATGGTATTGTATTTACTCGTTTCTACGCTGATTGCATCGGTTCTGGAACGCCTATTATTTGGGATGAAATGATGTAAATATGATAAGAAGAGGCCTATACATAAAGAAGTACGATTGGCAGGTGCATATATTTTATCGTGTCACCTGCTATTATACGGAAGAGATCATAGGTTTGTTGAAATCAATAGATTGTCCGAAAGACAAGGCAAGAGAGGCTTACAATAATTTGGTGTCATGCAAACTTGATACCGGTGTCACGTACTCCAATTACAAGCTACGGAAATCTGTAATGGTCATAAGTAAGACTTCGTCCCCGGAAGAGTTTTTAAACTCCCTAAAGCACGAATGCCGCCATTTGGAGGATCATATAGCTACGGCATTTAAAATGCCTATAGGAGGTGAAGAAGTGGCGTATTTGGCCGGTTATTTAGGTAGGATGTTGTACGAGGATGTGCAGTTGTTTATATGCGACTGCCGCAAACATAAACGGGAAAAGCTATGCGTAAAGCGAATAAAAAAGAAATAAGAAAATTAAAAAGGGAGTCAGCCAGACGCGAGATTGACCGCCTGGTTGACTCCCTTGACTTCGAGCCGGTCAACTTCAACGAGAAAGTCTGCCGGCTAAGGAGGCTGATGTGCCTACTATGAGGCTATATCGGCAAGTAGACTATCAAGCAGATGTACTGTAATAGCCAAGTCAGGACTTGTTCAGGCATTAGTTTAGTCTCTTCTGCATAAAGTGTCCGATATTTTTTTGAGAAGTTACAAGTTATCCTTTCAGAAATTCAGGATTATCAAAAACATTCCCAATAATACACCCTTGGCATATCTCTGAATCTAATAAATCGTACGAATTAACTCCATCTAAGGATATGCACCATCCTGTATGTTCGTATAAGTCAATTACTTTTGGAAACTTTCTTTTCTCTTCATGCTTCCATGTTGAGAATATAACGGAATAAATACGTCCGCTTGGTGCTTTTATCAAGTCTCCTTCGTAAATCTCCTTTTCATTTTTGTCTTTTAAGCCGGTGTACTGACCGATAGAGTCAGACATAACAAAATCCCATTTTGAAAAGAAAGGTGATGCAGAACCGTCATTAAATACTCCTCTTTCTTCTATGATTATTGTACCTTGTTCTAAATTTACAGGAGCACCGTATTTCCACTTTTTGTAAGTAGTGCTTTTCCCTCTGAATTTTATTTCACGCATAATTAAGCTTCTATTAAAATATGTCCTTGCTTTCTTAATTGTTCGACGTATTTCATCATACCTTTTTCCGTAGAAAATGATTCATCGTCCCACCAAATGCCCAATCGTTTAACCTGCACTTGATACCACTGATCACCGAAGAAGTTTTCATATAGTCCGTATCTATATTTAGCCATTATCAGTCCTCCTTATTAGGTAATAAATCATCGATGTATGACCAGCGAATTATGTTCATTCCCTTACACCATTGTGTCCATCTGTTACTTTCTACTCTCATAGTGAATGTATCAAAACAATCGTTCCCGATTTGTGCTAAAAACCACGTATTTTTTTCCGGTAGTTCTTCCACATTATGCCACATCGAGTTGATACGCCATTCTGCACCTTTCTCGAATGAATAGGCAAACAGTCCTCTTGTTTCCTCCGGATTATGATCCCAACCTATCATATTAGCATGTTGGGTTGCTGCTTTTTCAATATCATCTCTTTCCATTTTTTTCTTTTGTTAAATTAATATCTTTCGTGAAATGAGCTATTCCGGCTCAGTTCTTTTTAATTATTATCTTCTTTCTTGATCTTAATCTTATCAATCATCCTTTGATATTTAGCGGCCACATAGTCACAGTGTATTGCCAAATTCCTGTCGCGCTCCTTTTCGAGGCGCTTTATTTCTTCTTCTTCTTCTATCCAATCTTTCATATTTCATCTTTTTTTGTCATTTTTCGCATGATTCAAACGCTTTTTCAAATACTTCCGCCCTAAGCATATTGTTTGCTATGGCCTGAAAAGCGTTTGCAATTTCTGGCAACTCATTCAAATTCACATGTATCTCTTTGGGGGTAAGGGCGTCTGTAAGCTCCCTTGAAAAGTGCAGCATCTTATCCATGGTGAGATACTGAAGGGGATTGTAAGCCAATGGGGCATATTTGCTTATGGCGGTAAAGAAATCCCGGATGGTAATTTGGGATGTCTGGCATAACATGTCCACCGTAGAGCAAATGGAAAGGGCTTTGTTCAAATCTTCATGGCATCCGGCATTATGCAATGCCTGGCTGACGGTAAATCCATAGCGATCTATATGAGGCTTGATATCGTCCTCCATGCTCTGCGTAATGAGGGCCATGGCTTCCGCGTTTACACCTGCGATCCGGCATATTTGTCTGTTGTATGCGGCCATTTGGCGGTCCATGCTGTTGACCAGCATTTTGACCTTTTGGCGATAAAGTCCGCATCCCTTGATGTGATCGGAAAGCTGCATCTCGAAGTTATACACTTGGTCATTGACGAATAGGACGATATATGTCAGACTCGTAACAAGACCGCCGGTGTCCTTGTCTATTTCATCCCAACTGTTGTATTGTTTCATGGCAGTAGCTTCGCTTCTGTGCATCTTATCCATCTGTAGCCGGAAAACGAGATGCAGTTCGTGCTTCGGTCTATGTCCGCAATAATTCTTACTTTTCCTTTGTACAAGACTTTTGATCCGATCTTGCATTGGGTCCTGAATACATTGATTTTCATAATTCTATTACCTTCGACTATCCCCTGTTACGGGAATGATGTTAAACATTTCCTTCCTCCTGTCACGGATAAAATCGCCATACAAGCGTTCTATTTCATCCCCGTCAGCATTGGTTGTGACAAAAGTTTTTAATCCAGTAGTCTGCCAATAGCTGTATCGGATGTGCAGGATATGCTGCATGACGTTCAGTTCCGTGCCATAATACTTGGTCGGAATCGGCTCTCTGCCAAGTTCGTCAAAACACATTGGCACTGGTCCGGATGATGACCATCCTGCGTTATCCAGATACCGGCTAAGATCACCTGTTAGCGAGTAATCCGTTGTCACTTGGCTGCATATATAGACCCTGAACCCCATCCTAAGGCTCTTGAAATATTGGCTGAACACTTGCATCAATGTGCTTTTGCCTGTACCTACAGGGCCTTCCAGCCAGATGCCCTTTCTCCTGTCAAGCCGCCCTTCCTGGAGGTGGAAGTACAGGAACAGGTCGTTTACTAAGTCCCTGTTGCGCTCATCTATGCGGAATGTTCCCTTTGTCACCTGCTCGGCTACATGCAGGAACCACCGTTTGTACGGATCGAGATCGATCTTAAGGCTCCCCGTAGCGTTTTGGACCGGCGGATGTATGATTCCTCCTATTCCCTGCATTTTTTCTTAGGTTTTCAAGTTTGATACTTAGCCATGATGCGAAATGGCTTTCCGCATCTTCCGGCGATTTCATTCTCACGTTCCGGCATGACAGCTCACGGAAAAACTCTTCCAGATAGGCGTGAATCTCGTTCATGCCGATATATTGCTGCCTGTGGATTATTTCAAGCCATGCGGAATCAGCGCATACGAACGCTTTGCATTCATCCAGTGGTTTGTCCACTTTTTCAGGGTGAAATCCCGGATGGTCCGGGTGGGAGAAAGAGCCGGAAGGCTCGCTTTTCTTTTCTCTCTCGATAGAGAGAGTTTCTTTTACTTTACTATTCTTTACTTTACGGCAATCTTCCTGAGTTTTTCGATATTCTTCCAGTATTTTTCGCGATTCTTCCGGAATAATGTCGTATTCTTCCGGAATTATTATGCCTTTCCGCTTCGCCCGGATACACATATCAATGTATCTTGATTGAATGGATGGTGAAGTAAGTACACTCCCATTAGAGAGCAGTTCCTTGCTGAAAAGACCCACAGCACAACAGTAGCGTACTATCTCATTCACCTTTGTTTCCTTCAATCCCCAGTATTCGGCTACATCAAAGGCAGTACTTTCGTCCCACACGAGGACACAGCCTCTTACCCGGTAGATCTCATTGAGTATATATTCGTAAACGGCAAAACCATCGCATCCGCAATCTTTTTTCAATCGCTTTATCCGGATGTCCTGGAACCTGTCGGAATCCATAGAATAGAAAGATAATCCTGTTTTCGCTTTAGCCATATCTTGATTTATCCATTGTTATCCAGTTTGTTGTTAATGATATAAAGATACTCATTAATATAGTTAGTTTATGGTTTAAATAATTGTGAATTAAATTTTTAAACTTTAGTTATCTATTCATAATCAATACCCAGTCTTATTTAATCTAAGCGATTCCTTCTCGTAACTAAGCAGGCTTCGAAGCGAATCCAGTTGATGCGTGCAAGAAGCATTGAGTCTATCCAGTCGGTCGACCAGATAGCATTCGTCTTCCGCGATACTGTCCAGCAAGGCATTCTGCACTTTGGCCGACAGGCAATTTTCTTTCGCTATCCGGATGATCATGTTCTGTATCTCGTCAGACTTTTTCTTCCGGAGTATTTTTTTT